AATATAGGGTTTACACAGATATGCATGCAGGAGGGATAAGCATTTTTAAGGTTTGGACAGAGTACGAAAACCCAAGATCATTTGATCAGATAATAAAGATTGATCGTGTTTATGACCCTACGATGTGCGGTTTTGATCCGATGGCCCGCGACCCGCATAAAGGAGACGGAAGGTATTGTTTTGAAATCTATCCGATGTCTAAAGATGAATTTAAAGAAAGTTATCCCGGCGTTGATATTTCCACTTTATCTTTCGCGAGAAATGTTGAAGGATTTAATTGGTCTTATAACAGCAACAAGGAAGACGTGTTATTGCTTGTTAATTATTATGAGAAGAAAAAAAAGAAGACAAAGATTGTTAAGCTATCAACAGGTCAATCAATGACTAAAAAAGAATATGATGACTTGTTAGAGCAATGGACTGAACTTGGAAGAATAGAGCAGCCTCCTACTGTTATTGATGAGAGATTGTCTGATGTTGAAACGATAATTCGATATAAAATAATAGAAAATAAAGTAATTGATTATATCGAAACTGATTATTCATATTTGCCATTGATTTTTGTTGATGGTAATTCAACGTTAATAAGAGATTCATCAGGAGGTGGGTTGCAACAACATACGAGACCGTACGTGTATAATGCATTGGGAACTCAAAAGCTTAAAAATTATGCAGGACAATCATTAGCTAACGAACTTGAAAACATGGTTCAGCATAAGTTCATTGTTGCAAAAGAAAGCATACCAAAAGGCTATGAAGAGGCTTATACTGATGTGCAGGTACCATCAGTTATGCTTTATAATGCATTTAAAGATAATGACCCTCAGATTCCTTTACCTCCTCCTCGAGAAGTTGCTAGAGCTCCTATTCCGCAAGAAATTACGCAAACATTTGCTATGACTGATCGGGTTACTCAAGCAATTCTTGGGTCTTATGATGCATCGTTAGGTATCAATAACAATCAGTTAAGTGGTATTGCTATAGTAGAAGGTGCTACTCAGTCGAATTCTGCTGCTATGCCCTACGTTGTAGGATTTATGCAAGGGTTAAATCAAGTAGCTCAATTGATTATAGATCTGATACCTAAATATTATAAAACATCTAGAACTATTCCGATTGTGACAAAAGAGGGCAAAAGAAGTTATGTTGTTATTAATTCTCAGGGAGGAGCTAGTCTTGATTATGGGCAAAATGCACTCCAAGTGCGCGTAGAGGCTGGTGTTAATTTTGCAGTACAGAAAAGTAGAGCGTTAAATCAAATAATAGGCATGATGAAAGCTTCTCCTGCTTTTTCTCAATTCATGAACGAAATGGGATTGCCAATTTTGATTGATAATTTAGAAATAAGAGGTACAGATCAATTAAAAGTCATGTCAGAACAATTTATTAAGCAGCAACAACAAGCTCAACAACAACAAGCACAGATGCAGCAATCAATGCAAAGCAATGATCCAAGCTTAATAAATGCAAAAACTAATATGCTTAAAGCTCATAATGATATAAATAATGATGCTGTTGAAGCAAAGCTTAGCGCGGCTCAGATGGCTATTGATCAAGAGAAGGTGATTAATGATAGGTTAAAAATAGCTGCATCTATTAGAAATCAAAATAAAAGATCAGATATCGAGCAGGTAAAGTCTAAAGACGAAAAGCTTTCAAAAGCTGTTGATTTAGCTATATCTGCAGCTGATATGGATCATAAGCACAAGCTTGATGTGATAAAAATAAATAAAGATAACAGATAATTGGTGCATTTATTTTATTAAATATACATTTAAGTTGCATTTAACATTATAAGTGCTACAGTATTATTATCAATATGATCGTATACTCAAGCGTAATGAGGTTATACATAACTATAAATGGTTTTTATGGTCGCACTCGGCGTCAAGAGGCAATAATACCGTGACGGGGAAATAGTCGGAGGTTTAAAATGACTGAAGAAGTGATTGATAGTCAAGCAAATAACGCTGAAAATGTTATTGGTAAAAAAGAGATGGCTGAGGCGGTTTCTCCTCAAATTGAGGTTAAGCAACCTACTGAGAAAATGTTAAGTCAATCTGAGGTTAATGATATTGTTGGGAAAGTGCGGGCTGAAACTAGAGAAAGTGTTATTAAAAACATTAATCAAAATCAGCAGCAACAACCTGTTAACAATGTGATTCCTGATGTTGTACATAATAATTTTTCTGAGGATCAAATAAAAAAGCTGATTGCTGAAGAGGCTGCAAGAAAAGCTACAGTTGATGAAGACAATAAAGTCGCGAATCAATTTGTAGCAAAACTTCAGGAAGCTAAAGCAAAATATGCTGATTTTGATCAAACTGCTCAAGAATTACAGATTGGAAAAGTGCCGATGAATATTATTAGGGTACTTAATACTGTAGATAACATTGGAGATGTTTTGCACGATATATCAAACAGGTTTCCCGAGAAGTTTACAGAAATAATTAATACTGCTTCCTGGAGCCCTGAACTTGCCAAGAAAGCTTTATCAAAGATCTCTAAATCAATAAAGGTCAACGAGGAAGCTAAGAAAGGCGATGTTTCACCACCCTTAAGTCAAGATAAGCCAACTATTTCTGGTGCGGATAATGGCAAATTGACTATTAGAGATTTGAAGAAGCAACCTTGGTTGCGCGGATAACTAATTAACTAGCCATTATCTTTGTAATAATTTTATTCGGAGAGTAATAATGGCTTTAGTTAATAATACTTTACAGCAAGTAATAACGTACAATGAAAGTGCGTTAGCTTATTTGCAAAATCTTTTTTGTTTCATAGGAACTGCGAACACTAAGTTCAAAGATTTCCAAAAAATTCAAGCTAATCTTGGTGATACTGTAAGTTTTGATTTGCCGCCTAGATATACTACTACAAACGGTCTGGTTGCTAATTTTCAGCCTTCTGTTCAGCGTATAAAGAATTTAACTGTTGATCAAGCAACTAATACTTCATATGAGTTTAATGCCCAGCAATTTATCTTTAATGTGGAAGAATATATGGATAAATTCGGTAAAGCAGCCGTAGCAGAAATTGGAACTGCTGTTGAAAGCGATATTGCATCAACAATTGTTGATCATACTTATCGATTTTATGGTGATGGTACTACAGATATTGATTCTTATGAGCAATTAGCTCAGGCATTAGCAGCCTTCCGGAACTATGGGGCGGCTAAAAATAATACGAGAGGGTATATTTCTGATATGGCTGTTCCTGGAGTTATTGGTACTGGATTAACAGAATTTGCTACTAAGAGAAACGATGAAATTGCTAATTCTTGGGAGCTTGGGAGATTTAGTCAAACTGATTGGTATCAATCTAATTTACTTCCTCTTCATACTGCAGGTACTGTCGGCAATGGATCTACAGCTGCAATTCAGACTTTAACGGTTGTAAGTACCGATGATCCAACAGGGACTAATATTACTCAGATTACTTGTACATGTGATGGCTCATTATCTGGTAGTGCTGATGCAATCAAAGCTAATGATGTTGCTCAATTTGCAGATGGTGTTTCTGGATTAACTAATTTACGTTATTTGACGTTTATTGGTCATAAGCCTTCAGCCAACCCAGTACAGATTAGAATTACTGCTGATGCTGCTGCAAGTGGTACGACAGTAATTATTAATATTGACCCTGGTTTAGTTGCAGTAAATAACCAAAACCAAAATATTAATACAAATATTGTTGCTGGTATGAAGATTAAAGTTATGCCTAGCCATAGAGCTGGTGTCATTATGGCTGGAGATCCATTGTTCTTGGCAATGCCTCAGCTTCCTGAAGAGGTTCCATTTCCTACATCTAATCAAACCGATCCAGATAGTGGCGTTTCTCTTAGAATGTATTATGGTTCTTTGTTTGGTCAAAATCAGCGTGGAATTATTCACGATTGTATTTGGGGTAAAACTTTGGTCGGTGAATATGCTATGCGTATTTTATTCCCAGTAACTTTTTAATCGGAGATAAATAATGACTGATAAAACACAAATCGTAAATGAGCCTAATCTATATGTAAATGGTATGGGATTAAGCTGGGCTAGCGTTTCAACATTAAGCGTTGCTGCTGGAAAATGTAGGGATAGTTCAGATAAAATTGATATGGACTATGATACCGCAATAACTATTGATTGCGCTGTTAATGGTGCAAACGGTTTAGACACTGGATCTTTAGCTAACAGCACCTGGTATGCTGTATATGCCATAGGTGATAGTTCTAAA